CTTAAATCCATCAGGACAGTCTGTTTTCAAGAAGAAAGCATCTGTATCTGTTAGATAATGATTTACAACATAGCCATTAGGGATCATACCTTGATTCTTAATAGAGTTTATGTCGTTGTCAGAAGTACCAACTCTTCCAGGAGTTTGTAATAGTCTGTCAGCAACAAACTGCAACTGAGGTGGAACAATTAATTTCATTCCTCTTAGTGCAATATTAAGACCTCTATCATCAGTAAATGTAGAGATGTTAATTAATGCATCTTCAAGAGAAGTTTCATTAAGGTCCGCCATAGTAGTAGCTCTATTTGCTAAAGAACCACCTCCGCCTAGCGGGTGATCTGTTGCTATCAAAACTTTACCATCACCACCTGTTGTAGAGAACGCGTTGTTCAATACAGCAGCGGCTTTGATTTGTTTTGTATTAGCCATAGATCTTGCTAGTGCTTTAGTGTATCTAGCACCAAGACGATCATACAAATTATCTTCAACAGCTTCTTCTGTTAGCGCGAATGCTAAAGCAACTGTTTCGTGAGTATAACGAGAAGTATAACCTTCGTTAGCATTGTCAAATCTGACTCCGCTTCCTTCGGATTTTACTTCAGCATTACCAAACCCAACGATTAAAGTTTCTTCTTCAAACGCCCTATCAGAACTCTCTGTATCAAAGATTTCTGTATGCTCTGCTTCATATCTAGCATATTCCATGCCGAACAAGGCGTTTAGGCCTGGCTCTAATTCTTTCGCTAATTGCGATCTATTAATTGCCATTATTAAACTCCTGTAGGATCAACATAGAAATGCTCATTAAACTTAACTATAACATTCACGTTAGCTGAACCTGTAGTGCTGTTGTTTGGATCAGAGGAAAAGCCCATGATTCTGAAAGTCGCAGTTGTTGCGGCTGTTGTTCCAGATAATTCAACCGCTGACATACCAGTTTTGGTAGAGCCAGAAGTATATGAAATATCTGCATTTAAGCCTACATCAGTCTGCGCTGGAGAACCGGCACTCTGAATTTCAAATACAGCATTAGGGTCATCTTCTACGAATGCTACAATATCAGTCGATGCAGTTCCGTCAGGAAAATAAGAACTAAAAACAACGTCTCCGCTGCTATTAGTGTACTTACATCCTCTAAAGATACCTAGTGCTTCGTCACCAGCAGCTGCTACTAAAATAGTACCAGTATTCAGCATCTTAACTAAATCGCCTGAAAAAATATTCCCCGAAGCTCCTGTAGCAATTTCATATTCCGTCATGCCGCCATTAGCCACACCAGAACCTAATTTACCTACAAGTCTTGCTCCAAAAGGGGCATCTTTGTTAGCCATAATAAGTTACCTATATTATTTAAAATTAAAAAAAATGATGATCAACTACGTTGACCACCTCCAAAAGTTACTTTGCTTGATCTCTCCGGATTTAAAATTGGAGAGTTTGGATCTGATTCCTTTAAAAGATCGTTGTCTACAGCATCTTGCTGAGTCAGCGCACGATTTTCAAAGTAGGAGTTTCTTTCTTCGCGCGTTTCATTAGGAATCTTAGCCAGCAGCAAACCGCCAACTGAAACTACTCCTGCGTGTTTGCCGTCATCTAAGGTAGGAAGTTCAAATCCATCTAACTCTTCAACTCTAACAAGATCGAAACCTTCTCTTAGTCTTGATGTTACATTTTTTCTATCTTCGCTGCCTGCGAGTTCAGCTCTAATCCACCTGTAAGTGTACCCTTCAGGTGCAGGAGGAGTATCCAACATTGATGGTGGACTCCATGGTTTGCGAGCAACTTTCTTAGCTCGAGTGTCGGCAGAACGTGATGTTCTGTTTAAATCTTTTTTATCTTCTGTCATAGTTTTACCTTTTAACGTATTTAGCGTACTCACCTAGGGGTACGTTTAATCTTTTAGCCATTTGAACTTCAGATGGAGACAATTTTACTTGTCTTTTATTTGAGCCAGTATTACCAGCTACTCTACCTGCTGAAGCCACCTTTTGTTGAGGCTTAGATTTAACAGAAGATTCATTAAACTTCTGTGGGAATTCTTCACGAATTCGTTTATCAACCTCAGTATAGTATTCTTCTGAGCCTTCGTCAAAGCCTTCAACTTTCAATTGATTGTTGATTGCCATAGCGCCCATGGTCATTACTTCATCTTGACCAAACCATTCATTTTGTTCAACCCACTCTTTATCTCTTCCAACTAATTCTGGAACAACATTTTGTTGTGCTGCATTAACCGGATAATTTTGATAATTAGCTCGCTGCTCATCTTGAATATTTACTTGGTAATCTAATTGGCTTTTTGAAACATTTACTTTGTTTTCTTCTACTGCAATTTTAGATAAAACATCTTGAGCTTTTGCAACCTTGTCATAATCTGCAACTTCATGAGCATTTTTTAATGCCGCTAATGCTTGTGCTTTTTGAGACTTTAATCTGCCCTCTGCTTCACTTAGATATGATCTATCTAAAGCAGAAGACCTAGTTTTTAACTGTTGATTTTCTTCTGCAATTCTTTTTGCATATTCATAAGCGGATTCTTGACCTCTTTCAGCCTCTCTTAACTTACGAGTAAGATTACCAATTCTCTTTTTAACCTTTTCAGAATAGTCTTCTAATTCTTCAGCAGACTTCTCTTCTGGTTCTTCAGAAACATCTTGTATAGCTTTTTCAGCTTCTTGATCAGAATCTTCGGTTGGGGCAACCTCTACTATTTTGTCGCTAGATTTTTCTTCCGGTAAATCTACCTCAACAACTTCACCATCCTCTACTATTTCTTCTTCTTTTTTAGCTTTTTCGTTCATATTTCTCCTTATACTGCAAGAATATCATCAGGATCTAATATAGTAGCTATCACTTCATCATCATTAATGATTCTGCATTCAGATTCATCTCCGAGTTTAAAACGAGCGCCAGCATATCTGCCTATTAATACCCATTGTTTTTCCTGACACCAAGCCTCAGTAAATTTACTGGAGTCTTTATAGCAATCAGGTCCCATTTTGACTACATAGCCTACAACAGTCGCCAAACTTTCTCTGTCCACTTGAGATTGGACTAAATGTATTCCGCCTCCAGTTACTGCTTTTCCTTTATATGGGAGGATAAGCATCCTCCACCCAGTAGGTTGAGGCATTCTTTCTAAAATTGATTTGTCTAGGAGAGTTGGATCTAAAACCCTGGCTGCTTGATCTACATAAAGGCCGCTTTCTTCAACCGTTGTAGTTTCTTCTTCTTTTTGGGTTTCTTCTTTTGGGACGTTTGCTTTTTCTATTGCTTGAGCAACATGTTCAGGTATGTGTATCTTCGACATCTTCTTGTATTTTTCCTAGCAGTTCTCTAAATGAATTTTCTGTGTCAACTAGAGAACTGTAACGTCCACACAGATACTGATATTGCGCGAAATCTTTAGTGCCAACTAAGATTGTGTCTTTTACGCTTTCTTTTTGGGCCTCAATTTCTTTTAAAAACTTTTGGCTTATCCAAACTACAGACACTTAATAAACACCAGAAAACTTACCGCCATATTGAGCAGCTCCCATACCTCTAGCTTTACCTTTACCCATTCCAGGTTTAGGCTTTGTATTGGTATCAAAAGTACCTGCGTCTGTTTTAAGAGGCACAGAACCTTTGTTACTATAACCAGCTTTATTTACGGTTACAGTAGGCGTTTTTTGTTGTTTAACATCAGTTCTTTTTATCATGTTCTTAATTATTAAGCACAAATAAATTATTTGCAAGTTTTTATTTGCCCTGTCCTCGGTACTTTTTTCTTGTTTTTCTTTTATTAGTACCTGCTCCTCTACTTAGAGGGCTGTCGCCTATAGAAGTTTTTTTCTTTTTTGGAACAATTTTTTGTATATACCAAGTTTTAGGCACTATTGTTGTTTATTTCTTTGGTCTAGTATTTTGAACCTTGCTTGTTGTTCTAATCTGGCCTTGGCTGTTTCATCTCTTAACTCTGCAATATCTTCTTGAGAATCAATTCGTTCTCTATCAACATTAATTCTTTGTTGAGCTTCTTCTTTTTTTCTTTGCTCTTGAGTTAAAAATTGTTGTTGTTCTATAGAAAGTTCTTGACCTTTTAAAGCAAGTTCTTGTTTTCTGATTGCAACTAATGGATCTTCATCTTGAGGTGATGCAACCTTTTGGTTGTATTCAGCTAATAATTCAGCAAGTATTGGTGCTGAAAATTGTGCTAATAAATCACCTGCTTGCAAAGATAAATTTTGTGCTTCTTCTGGAGATGCTTGCTGAGCTTGTTGTTGCAATTGTTGAAACTGTTGCATAACTTCTGGTGGCATTTGTTGCTCACCAAGAATGTCAGCTTTCATTTGTAAATGTTGCATAATATGAGAATGTATCAAAGCCTGAACTTGAGCATTCATTTGCACCGGAGGTGTGTTCAACAGAGACATGTGAATTGCAATATGGGCATCATGATTTTGTTGTGGAAATGCTTGTGCTTGTTGTCCTAATAATAATTGATTGTTTTCAAAGCCAGCTTCTAAAGGAAGAGGATCTGTAGGAGGTGGAGGTGTTAATATTTGTTCTACATTATCTACACCTATTGCAGAATACATTCTTTTGTAAGCTTCATATGTGCCGTTAGGTCCATGCACTTGTGGATTAGACTGCACCAATTGCATCATTTCTTGTGCCATAGCAATTCTTTGTGATTGACTAAATATGTCAGGATTAGATATTGGAAATATATCTACCTTTTCATCAAAATCAGAAAGTTTAATAGTTGTTTCATTATTTGCTACAGAATATGGATATTCTTGCGGTAAGTATTCTTGAAATACATTTGCTAGTATTTTAAATTCTTTCTTTTGTGAATTATGTAATCGTTTGTGAATAGCAGACAATACTTTCGTAGATCTCTCTAATAATGCTAGCGTGGTTCCTACTGGTGCATTTGGATTACCTTGTCCTGTATTTATTTCAGCAATAGACGCAAACTTCTGCCCTGAGTTGACCAGTATATTTAACAATTGAAGTAAAGTTCCACTAGGCTCTTTAAAAGGTAATGGCTGTATTGAATCTCTTAAAGATCCACCAGGAGCATCTACATCTCTAAATTCACCTGGCTGTATTGGAGTATCTTCATCTCTAATTCTAATACCTCTAGTTTTAAAACCAGCAGGCAAGTTAGCTAAAGTACCGGCATCAATTAATTGTCTCATAATTGATGTTGATGCTTTTGATAATCCACCAATCATGTGAGTCAAACCAAAGCCATAAAACCCTAGACCTGGTAAAAACTTAAAGTGAACAAAGTATTCTATTTTATTTTTGAGTGCGTCATCTTCCTTGTAATTTCTTCTAACAGAAAGAATATCGTTTGAGTTAGTATCTATAGTAACGATATAAGGTAGTTTAATACCAGTTAACTGACCTTCTTCATCTTTATCTTCAAATCCTTCTAGCTCTAAATTACAATGGACTTCGTATAAAAGAGATACTTCGCCATCATCGTATGAAGGCTCCATACCAGAAAGTTTATCTATTTCTTCTTTAACGCCGCTGATTTCATCACCACTATCATTACCACTTATATCTATCTTCTTATAAAATCCCATAGATTGTAGTTTTCTAACTTCATTTTCAGAAATCTTAATAACGTTTGTAATTCTAGGACAAGTCTCTAAATCAGTTGTGTAATAAGGAACTATTAGATCTTCAGGTGCAATAAACTTTGATACGGCCCTCCCTAAACTTTCATCATAATAAACTTTCTTAAAAGACGATCCTGCTAAAGGTAGATAAAAAAGCATTTGGTCTAATTCTTCATCAAACTCTTCCATTACATGTGTAATTTGATAATTCATAAATTCTTTAACTCTTTGCGCTTGTTCTTCTATCAAAGAATCATAGGAACCTATAACTTGAGTTTTGACTGGACCACCAGACGGCAATAGTTCTTTATAAGCCTGCGCTTGAAAAGTTGTCACGGCTTCACCTAACAAAGGATGAATAACTCCACTTGCGCCCGCAAAAGGTTCAGATCTTTCAGCATCAAACCGCATCCCAAGGTACTCTAAACCGTCTTTGTATGTTTTTTCCCAGTCTTCCCTAGAGGCTTTGTCTTTTTCTATTCCTGCAATTAATTCGTTTGCAATATTTCTTAATTCTTGAGGATCTAAAACTTCAGCTAAATTACTATCAAAATCAGTATCTACCTCTTCGGTAATTGATGCTCCAAGAATAGCACTACCATCTTCTTGCATTTCAAAACCTTCAGTCCCTCTGTCTTTAATTGCTTCTATAGCAATTTGCATGTCTTCTTGACCTAGCGGTACTTGATTTTGTTCATTTAATACCGTTGGTTTTGTATTTTTTTCTATTGCCATAATCCTAGTAGTATATCCTTCTTACTGGTGCTTTTTCTTTATCTGTATAATCATCATCAAGAGAAACTAAACCACCCTCTCTAAAACGCATCAACGCTTGTGTCATAGTATCACATAGGTCATCATTTTTTCCAAAAGGAAATGACGCACACTCTTCTATCATTTCTTCTGCAAATTTCTTTTCAGGTGCATACACTAAACCAGATTCAAAGATAGGTGCAACCGAATGCATCCTAGTAGACTTATCATGCCCTCTTGTTGGAGAGTAGTTAACTACCGGTATCCCTAATCTTCTTAGTTCGTGTGTCAACGGCGTTCCTGATGCTTTAGCTTCAATTAAAACCATATCAGGCTCCCAATATTGATATTCTTGGTATGCTACCTTTTTTAATTCTGGAAAATCCCAACGATCCTTTTGTGCATCTAGTAAAATTATGCAATCAGGAGAATCAGGCGTAGGTTTAAATACGCCCCACGTTGAAATAGCAGAATAGTCTGCGTTTTCTTTTTTACTAAACGCAGTATCATAACTTTGAATAATATAACTAACTGGCGGTAAAACTTCGCTTTCCCAAGCGTTCCACCATTCTCTCTTAACAATAGAACCTTCTTCAGAAGTAGGAGTCTGCATCCATTGTGCATTCCATTTCTGTACTGGCAAAGATGCTTTAACCTTTATCAATTCATCCATAGACCAAAATTCAGGCCATAAAGCATTATTGGTTTCAGGAAATATAGCTGGAAACTCTACTATTTCCCATTGGTCAGCCGATACCTCTTGTTGAGAATCTAATAACTTTGCGGTTAAATCTATAGAACTCCAACGAGTCATTACCAATATAATAGCTCCACCTGGTTGCAAACGTTGTCTAGGTCCAGATGTGTACCATTCCCAACACGCTTCCATAGCGGTAGGGCTAAGAGCGTCTTGCTCGGAATGAGGATCATCAATAATTAATAAATCCGCACCACGACCCGTAATGGCTCCTCCTACACCTGCGGCAAAGTATTCGCCACCTTTATCAGTTTCCCAACGACCTGCTGATTTAGAGTCTGCTTGTAAATTAACTTTTGGAAATATTTGTCTGTATTCATCCGTATCCATCATGTTACGAACTTTACGACCAAATCGTACAGCCAGTTCTCCCGTATGCGTTGTTTGCATAATCTTACGCTTTGGTTGTTTACCCATAATCCAAGCAGGAAAGTAAGTAGAACAGAACTCAGACTTTGTATGTCTTGGTGGCATATTGATAATAAGCCTATTGCACTTACCGTTAGCAACGTCCTCTAACTTTTGTGCAAATATTTTATGATGACGACCACAAATAAACTCTGGCCACATATGATCAATAAATTCTAAGAATGTTTCTTGGCAACCATTTTGTTTTTTAAGTAACTCTAGACGTTCTTTTAAAACTAAGGTTTCTTTGATCTCTTGATCTGAAAGATGAGCTAAGTTCAAAATTCTCTACCAAACTCAAATAATAACTCAGGGTTTGCTTGATAACCTAAATCTACCCCACCCCTAAAATAACCTCCTGTAGAAGGATTTTGATAGTTATAATTAAGTCTTAGCTCAGCATTTTTTAAAGTATCTACAATTGCTCTAGCTGTTAATGTTTGATTGTTGCCTAGATCAATATTGTCTAAAGTGTAACTAGCGTCCCCGTAAAAATCTCTGCCTGGTCTTTTTTCTACATTTAAGTTGAAAGGGCCATCTTGGTACTTATAGTCTCCGTAAGTTTTTATATCACCCATTTCATCAATCATACTTTCTATTGATACATCACCATAAGGGGTTTGATCGTCATATTTAAGTTTAATATCTCCGTAAAAATCTCTACCTGGGTTTTTCGTGCCTCTAATGCCCAAAGGACCTTTTTCATATTGGTAGTCAGCATAAGTTTTTATATCTCCTAATTCATTAAGTATGCTTTTAATGTCTATATCTCCATAAGGAGTGCGGTCTGCGTATTCAAACAGAACATCACCTTTAAAATTTCCACTGTCGGGTCTATATCCAGTAAAATCAATATTGAATTGATCTCCTGAATAAATATCCTTACTAAATTCGGTACCTTCTGTTGTTTTTCTTACATCTAATGGTAAGTTTAAATTTTGTAGAGCATCATCAATTTCTCTTGAGCTGTATCCTTTAAATATCGCTCTTGCTTCTCTTCTAGGGTCATTTGATTTATAAATTTGTTTGGTTGTATTTCTAAGAGATTCAATTACATCTGATTTAAAAGGTAAATTTTCAAGAACTTCCTCTTTAATCTCTTTTTCTAAATCAGACCTTTTCTTCTTTAAATCAGACCTTTTCTTCTTTAGGGCTTCTGGATAATTTTTATAAATTTTACCTAAATTCTCAAACTCTGTATCTTTTACATAATCTTTATAAAATCTTTTTCCTACAACATCTTCAAATTGACGTTCAATATCTTTTTTCTTAGCTCTAGCAATTTTTTCTTTTTCTCTGTTAGAAAGAGGAACTGAAAGGTTAGAAAGAGGAACTGAAAGAGTTCTACCAACTCTAGATCCAAGAGCCCCTAAAGATCCAAGAGCATCTATAGGACCACCTTTTGCGTATGTATTGGGACCTAAAAATTTGTCTACACCATACTTTTCCAAAACTGGAAGGTATCTTTCTTCATTCCTGTGTATGCCCTCTACTGAATGAGGGTCTTTGTAGCTGTTATAACGTATATCTCTAAATAATTGAGCTATACCACTTCTTTCCTTCCAGCTAGGGTGAGGTCCACGTTTTGTTTCCCAGTCAGGATCAAAAGAGTCTTCGAAATATTTCAGTTCATCTTCATAAGTATGAAAGTCAGGTAATTTATTGAGCAGATTACCAGGAACTTCGCTAAGTCTTTGTTTTCCTATTCCCAAAAGAGACATAACGCCAGTTTTAAATGGTGCTTCTCTTATCTGGTCTACGTGTTTAACCTCTTCAATTAAGAATCTTTTGTAAAGTTCTGGTGACCTTTTTACTGCTTTAGGTACATAAATGGTTAATTCCCCTGAAGGATTCAACCAACTGCTAGGATTTATGTGTCCACTAGGAGTTTCTCCAGCTAATGCAAATAGACGGTTCTTTATGGAATCTTCGTCTTCATCAAAATCAACAACCTTTATGTTGTGTTCAGATAGTTGTTCTATAAGTTGTACTAAAGATTCATATGGTTCAGATGAAACTTCAGGATCAGTAACTGTGACAGGACCACCATCCTTGAATGCGTCTATGCCTTTGTTTTTCACTAACTCTCTTATTTGATCGTCAATCTTAACGTAAGTGCCGTCAAGTGCATCAGTAGCAGTTGGAGTATGGGAAGGGTCGCGCAAAAATTGCTTCACGTATTTTTTAGGATCTTCTCCAAGCTCTTTAATAATCTTAGCTATTTCATCTTCAGCTTCTCTGTAAGTAAATTTTAATATTTCTTCTTCAGATCCCCCTTCTTTACCTAGTCTTTTGGCAGCTGAATCAAGATACATGCCATCTTTTCCTTCTGTAACTGCTCTTAAAAAGTTAGATCTTATTGGCAACTTTGTAGCATTAGTTCTAGCACCTTTAGCATAAGGATCTATTGCGTATCCTTTGAGTAAGTCAGGATTAATTTTAGTAGCTCTTTTAAGTATGCCAAGACCATTAGCAAGATCAAAAGTTTGGTCGCTGTTGTTCACCATTTTATTAAAATAATTTAAAGCTCTTTCTTCAGGCGTTCCTGGTCCATACTTTTGTCTTATAGGTCCCGCATCTCCACCTCCTATACGCTCTAAATCGTAGAATATTTCATCTATACTTTTACCAAGCGATTCAGTAAAGGGTTTACCTGTAGCTTGTTCTAAATCTGCTTTGGTTAAAGTAAATTCACTAAAATTACCAAAGCTATTAGCAGGAACAAGATCAGCTATTTGTTTATCTATTTCTGCTAGTTCATCACTTATTTTCAAATAAGAAGGTGAGTCGGGTGTTAATCCAGATTCTTTTAATTCATTTTGTAGTTTAAATTTATTTTGAGCTAGTTTATTAACTTTAGGTACGTTTTGATTGTATTCATTTAACCCTTTTTTCAAAACAGCTAATTTTTTAGCGTCTACGTAAGGTGTTACTGGGTATCTTAAATTAGCTTCCTCAACTACAAGTAATAATTTTTCAAAATCTTCTTTTTTAAATGACCTTTTCTTTTTTAACACATTTCTTGAAAATTCTCTTGCACCACTATTTCCTTTTTTTGCTATTAAACTTTTATAGACTTGAGATCCTTCGTCTGCCATTTGTTCTAAAAACTTTTCTTTTAATTCTTTCCCCGTTTTTATATTTGGAAACTGCCTAACAACCTTTAACATATCTTGTTCCACACCAATAATTTCATCTGAAGTCAGAAACTTTCGTTTTATGTCATCAAAAACATCAGACCCACGAATATATTGTAATTTTTCACTTACATATGTCTGTTGTAATCTAGCAACTTCTTCTGCGTAGTCAGACTGTATTCTTGCTACGTTTAATAAATTATCTCCACCTATAAAACTTCTTGCTGCGTCAGCTATAGGATCAGGGTTGGCTAAATTATCAACAGCTCTAAAATCAAAATCAGCGATACTA